ATGAGCCATCTAGGGTGTAAACATAAACCCACCATTTGGCTTTGGTGATTGCTAGTCCAGATGGTTTCCAGAGTGCGGTGCCGTCTGGGTTTTGTTGTTTGCGGGGATTATGTTCCATTTCTAGAACCATTCGCCCGTTGCGGTATCGGTCTGTTTTTACTTCAAAGTCGCCGTCAGATAACGCATCCAAAAACTCGGTGACGAGTTTTTCTCCCTTATGCCCGTACTTTAAGTCCGTGTGGAAATCATATTTGCGGGCAGGAATATCATAATCCGACTGATTCTTGGTCACTTTTTGCCTGCGTTAATGATGTGTACCTGTTTGTCATCCAACCATGCAACACCGTTTAATCCGTCCATCAATAGTTTCACATAGTTGTCTAGGTCACCTCGTAGTTTTGAGGCTGTCTCAGAGGCTCCTAGAGGGGTTACAGAGACTTCTATGCCTGTTGGGGTGAACATACAGTCCAGTTGCACTAGTCCCTCGTATTTGGGTCCGTTCCATGCTTCAGCAATAATTGCTTCCGCCACTAGGGTTGTTTCGGGTGTGAACACTCGTCCTCGGCGGGTCATCCTTGGACGACCTTTTGGTATCGGTTTTGATTCAACATAAACGCTGTGGGATATTTCACCCATTTTGGTTTTGTGTCGTTCACCTTTTTTGATGGTGTTTATAACCTGTTTTTTGTTTACCTTTTTTATGGTGACAGTTCCATCTGCTTTAGTAATTTTGATGGCTGATGCTTTAGGTATTCCAAAAACGGGTTTAACTTTTTTTACTACCATTGGTCCTACTTGGTTTGTTGAATGAATGTGTGAAAAGGAGAACCAGTATGTGGGTCAAATTTGCTTGCAACATTGATTGCTTTTAATGTAATAGATTTTGCTTGTAACGGCTGTAACTTTTTGTTTCCTGCAAGTATTTGTAACGCACCGAGTGCGTATTGTGCGCCCGTACCCAAAGCGTATAAACGATTTGTGTCCGATGCCCAACTGTAATCACCGTCAATAACATAGATTACGCCGTTCACACTTACAAGTATAGTTGAACCCTGTTCGGCAATGTGTTCAGATGAGTCTCGTTCGGGTAGCGAGTAGCCTTGTGCGTCAAAACATTTTCGTAACTCAGGTATAAACGAAACTGTAATAAATTTATCTAGACCTTTGATTCCCGTAGGAGGGGTGGGTGGCGTGAAGGCGTGATGAAGGATGTTTATGGCTCGCATGTCGCCTGCTGCGCCCAACAAATATTTTCCGTTGGTAGCAATTTTGGCTCCACCTGTCGTAGAAATCTGTGATACAAGCCCTGATGAATCCATAGATGAAATGCGTGAATCTGAACATAATAGTGAGTATCCTTCTCCTTGATAGGCGATTATTGTTGTCATTTTTCTTCTAATATTTCTACATTGGAACCTGAACCTTTTATAAGTTTGCAATCTTTATCTAACGCAACCCACGATGATGAGTCGGGGTCACAGTTGCAACTTCTAAGACTGAACGGGTCGTGCATAACTTTCACTCCGCATTGCCTGCACCGTACTTGAACTATCATGAATGTACCCTCACTGTTAGTTTGTCTATTTCGTCCTCGCCGTTGGTTCGCAAATGATATTTTCCCCAACGAATGTCAGCAGTTTTTATAATCGTTTTAGTTTGGCTGGGGTTCAGCCCGCTACGAACGCACTCGTGACCAAGTTTGGTCAGAGTGCGAGAACGGTCATTGCCCTCCAAGGGACCGTCACGCCAAATAACTTTGCCCAAAGCACTCAGGGTTTGCATTGCTTCATCCAAGGTTGCGTCATACAGGTATTCGGTGTTGATTACTCGTGGAGTGTGTTCTTTATACATCGCCGCAATGGATTCAATGAGCATGGCTGGTGTGCGTTTCGCCATTGCTTGCCGACAGAAATCTAGGAATAAAACTTTGGATTCACCATGATTGCCTGCAAGAATGTTTTGGCGGTACAGAAAGCGTTGCTTATCTGTGTAAGCATCGTGAACATCTGGGTATGGTAAGCGAACATAATTGCCGTACTGACCGACCCCAAGGGTCGGTTGTTTCGGATTGACTTCTAATGCTGGCACTTCTGCTACGGTGTGTGCTGCAAGAAACATGTTGCGCATATCTTTAGCGTGGACAGGTGTCTCGGCAAATACCCACACATGGTAACCTTTGGACCGTGAGCGTTCAATCCATGATGTGATGCCCACTACTTCTAGTGTGTCATACAGTTTGATTGCGTTGTCCAGTGCATCGGCGGTGTCAAAGTCGGAGCATCCCCATACAACATAATGTTCACCGTTTTTTGGCACCATCGGGTAAACACCCATTGGTGCTTTCCCGTCTAGGTGTGCCAACAAAACTTCGTCTGTTAAAGGTTCTTTAACGCATCGTCCTTCGTTGTGTCCGTACACATCTGTGCGTCCACGAAACAAAGTTTTATAATCAAGTAACAAATAATCGGGTATCACCAGTCCTCCAGACTGTCTGCTATGACAAGTTGTTCGCCATCTACGATTGGGTGTGACTCACGCCAAGGTAACACATTGCTGTCAAGTTTATGTAACCGACCTGTCCCATATTCAATAGTAAAGTCCATGTCGTCCAGTAGGTTTGATGCTGGACGCTTGCATTTGACCAAGTTCAATGTCAGGGTATCCATGTGGATACGCAAGTCGTATTGCAGTTGTTCTATGCGGTCCATAATCTTTTCTGTGTTGGTCGCACGCTCCAACTTGTCTTGCAAGTCACGGATGTGTGCTTCTATTTCAAAGCGTTTGCGCCGTACACCTATAATGTGTGTTGCTTGTTGTTCGCCACCGTAAGCACCAGAACTGATGGTTTGTTTTTTGCCATCGGCACCTGATGTACGGCTGGATTGATGTAACACTAGCAACGGTTTATTATGGCGTTTACCGAACGCTTTTATGGCGTTCGCTTTAGACGGGACATCTTCACCGCCACCTGTAATCAAATCTAGATAGTCCACAACGATAAGTTGTGGGTCGCCCACAGCATCGGACACTTCTGCCAATGCACGCTCCATGTCAAGCATGGATACTGTTTGGTCAAAGACCGCTAGGTTTGGGAAATGTTCTGTCGCAGTTTCTTTTAACAGCGATATAGCGGAACGGTCATTGGATGAGATTTGTTGTTCCAACTGTTTAGAATCCACACCGTGCATAACACACGCCAACTTAATCAAAGTTAAAGTTCGGGGTTCATCGGGACAGAAATATACGACACGCTTATCACGGTTGGCTACAAGGATTTGTAGCAACGCCAATGTTTTACCGCTATGTGAGTAGCCGTTGATGATACATAGTTCTGCTGGTGCGATGCCACGCATTTCGGAATCTATGTTCTCAAAACCTAGATAGATGCGTTCGTTGGGTGTTTGCGCCCAATGAACATAATCATCGGCAGCCCGAACCAACGGTTCGTAGTAAGAAAACTTTGGCGTTATAGACAAATCGGACGGAGCGATATTTTCGCCCCGTCCGAGTTTTGCCCAACGCTCCTCATAATCGGGAGCCACAGCGTACTATCGCTTTGCTCGTGGTTCCCAAAATCCTGCGCCACCCTCAACAGCCTTAAACCAAGGACGCTTAGGGTTTGCGGATAGTCCGTCACGGTTGTCCCACACTTCGGATACGCCTTTTGCAGCGCACTCTTTGTGTAGCCATGCTGGAATCGGTCCGTGTTGCTGACCCTTGATGCGAACCTGAAAGCCACCTGCTGGAGCGGAAACTGCTTCCTTAGCCCATGTTGGTGCCGATGCTGGTTGCGTTGCATTAACATACATTTCAGGTGTTGTAGTCACAACTGTGGAACCCTGAAAGGCTTCTAGGATTCGTTCCGTTGTTACTGCAGGCTCACTCTTGGTCATGCCATGAACGGTCAGTAGTGCTTCGGTTGTTGCTTCAAACGCAATGTTCCAATTGGCAATGTTCACCATCAGGTCATCGGTTTTCGGTGTCAGGTCTGCAGCAATTTTTGCTGCCACCTGTGTGATTATGGATTGGTCTTTGCTTACGGTACTCATGTCAAGCCTCCTGCTTGTTTGTTTTGGTATTACATTTGTGAACGACCCGACTAAGGTACTGGAGGTACTGCCTACAGCCGAGCCGTTCGTAAACTTGAATTAATTGTAGCATACACTAGTCAGTCAAGGACTGGTTTGCGAAAGCGACTTCTTGCTCACCGCACCATGCACCTTTACAGATGTCCCAATACGAACACCATGATTGTGAACATAGCGTGGACGAATCGTTCATAAACCAATTGTCCTCGTAACCTGTTTTCAATGCCGATGTCACTGCACCACGCACTAAATGTCGTAGCCATAAACCGTGTTGTTGAGTTCGCTCAACAACCGCAATCTGATGCTTGGGTGTTTCCGTTCGCACCATCACACCATACTTGAACTGCACGGGATAATCAGGGCATAATCCGAGTTGGACGGCTGCTTCAGCATAAACCGTAGGTTGGACCGCAGATTTCTGTTTCTCTTTAATGTTGTAGGTACGGCTAGAAGTTTTCCAATCCCATATGACACCGCTAGGTGTTATATAATCCATTGTTCCTTCCAACCACACACCATAACCATTGATGTCTATGCCGAGTGGGGCTTGGAAATATTTTTCTACTTCACCGCCTTGCTCTACATGTGGCAGAATGTTTTCATAAAACGATATGCACATAGATTCTAAATAGGCAGGAATTTTTTCTTGGTCAATGTTTGTTTTCTTGTACGCTTGAGATGACTCCAACAGTCCGTACTCACGATTGACAACAACTTTCATTTGCTCAAAGGTTTGTCCTTCGGGAAACTGCAAAACATATTCAATACCAGCATGCAATGCTGTACCAATTATCGTTGCGTCCGACCCTGTCCGCAGGTCAGGTCGGACATGACCTAACCTTGCCCGTTCAGGACAGATAGCCATGTCACCCAGCCATGACTGTCTCACATATATGCGTTTTTCTTTCTCAACAATTTTCATAAGTACCTCCAATTATTTAGCATGGACAATCTAGTAACAGTCTAGTGGATTACTGTCAATCAATACTATGAACTTTACGATAATTTCTTATCGCACCAAGCGTGTAAGAAATATCGTACTTCTCTTTTATAAACGCAACAATTTCTTTCGGATTTGTGCCAGCACGAATCAGGTCGTGAAATTCTTTTCGCATCAAAGTCATGTCGTTACCTTGTCCATGCAAACGAATTACCATCGGTTCATAAAGGTCACGGAACGCAATCACAAGATTGCGAATTATGCCGTGTTTTACGACTATTTTGCTCATAATCGCACCTTTTACCAGCATGTCATTTTCAAACGCAACGAACTGTTCACGAGAAATATATCGCCCGAATTTGTTTGTCGTCATAGCAACCATAAAGTCTGCTAACGAGACATCAATTTTTTCTAGGACATCCAACACAGATTTGACAGGGAATTGACGCACAGCGTTAATGACCGTTTCACGAATGTTTTTCCAATGCACCAGAATGTTCGGGTCCACAACCAAAGGTTGCAGCGAATCATAATCAAGCACACAGGTACCTGAAGATTCAATATATTTGTCATGGAAATCTGTTACCGATGCCAACCAAGACACAATATCATGCCGATTACTTAGGTCATAACGCATAGTTTCCGCTATGCGTTTACCCATCCACATGTTTTGTATCGCCAACGAATCTTGACTGACACCAATAGGTGTAACATCATCCAACCACTCATGCTCACTCATCTATATCTCCTTCTGTGTCATCATCATCAAAGCCAGCCCACATCAGGGTCCAGCAATCAGGGTGTGTGCCTGTCATTAACACTTCACGCTCCTCTTTTGACATGTGTGGGAACGCATCTTGAACAAGTATTTCCTTGTTGCACCATGCTTTATACATATCAAAATCCACCATGACATCGCTAGAGACACCACACATTGGACAATCGGGTGTTAAGGCTTTTATATACATTATGCCTCCTTAATGCTTGTACGGCGAATAAACGGATGAATAGTTGCGCCAGCAACCTCAATTTTTTCTATGGTTTTAAAGAACCCTTGCATCGCTTCCATAAAACCACACTCGGAACAAATCTCTGTTTCGTTATCAACCCGTGACAACGCACCAGCATACTTGCCCTCATCTAAGGCGTTCGGAATCGGACCTGAACATATCGGACACTTCTCGGACTTTTTCATTTCGTTTCTCCTAGTTTTTCGTATAACCATTCGGACGGTTTTTTTCTTACATCTGCAAACGCAGAACTTAGCACAAATTCACGCTTCGTTGGTGCATCCATGTTTTCCCATATCACAATATCTTCTTCCAACCATGTAGTCGGCGGTAATGTGCTACTCATTATTTTTTCCTCTCGTTTCTCTTTCAACCCACACCAAATATAGATTGAAGTTGTCATCGTTATCAGGATTGAATGAGTGCAGGTCGCACCATTCATCAAATTTGATTACTTGCCTATCCATTATTTTCTAGCCTCCATCGTAGTTGGACCACCTGAATGTTGCAAACATGCTGGTGGAATTGACATTCGCACAAACACTTCTATCTCATTGCTACACTTCGGACATTTATAAACACCCTTAGGTACTAACGGGGGGAGAGTTCTCCCCCCGTTCTTGTTCATCGGCATTTGCATTTATTTACCTCCCTTTTCGGCTTCGTTCTGCAACATACATTCCATTTCAGCAATCATCGCTTCCATAGTGTCATCCTCTCTGACCGCACCAAACGCATTGCAACGCTCCGCAATTTCCGTCATATGCTTTATGAAATCGGCATCATCGCCCTCGGAGGCTCGCTCCAACTGCTCATCCAACACTAGCATCTCTGCAGCATCCAACAAGCCGACACGCTTCGCAAGTGCCAAACCTGCAGTCATAATCATCGTTTCGTTGTATGTATCTGCAACACGCTTAGTGAAATTTGTTGTCAAATACTCGTAATAGTTTTCAGGCAAATCATAATTCTCACCGTCATACTCACCGCTAGGACTGGTGCCTGATACCAACACGACAGGACCTGCAAGTTGCCGATTGAACAACGCACTAGCAAACCAATTCGTTTCCATACCGAGCAACAAACCCTCATCATGGCAATAGCCCACGATAACCGTTCCGTCCTCTAGTTCTGTACGAACTGCATCAATACATCCACCAACATACTGTTGAATGGATTCTAGGTCACCAACAATTGCTGGCTCAATTTCATTTCCAACTCCGCAAGGGAGCAACGCACCGCTCGTTAATGTTTTGATAACACACCTCCAAGGTGTAGGTCATACTGGACTCGTCAGCACAAGCAGATACTTGTGGACACCATAATGAGGTAACATTATGGTGTTTCGTCCTAGGGGGCAACTAGTTGGTTACGCCCCACGATTCTAATTCGGTTGCTTTTTTTAGGAACCAATCAACACACAACTTTCGTGAACTGAAATGTTGCCTATCCATAATGTGAATCAGGTTGTCGTGTCGTTCACACAACTCACCCACAAACAAGTTATCCCACGCAGGGTCCGTATCTTGGTACAGGTGGAAGAACATTCCGTCCTTTGCACCAATCGTAACATCCCACTTAGGTCCGTCATCCATGTTCGCCGCATAATCAAACGCAGGAACATCCAACTCCGCAATATCCCACTCATCCATTTCGGAATCCGTAGGAATGTTGTTGAGCATCATGTAGCCGACCAACAAAATCGTTTCATACATAGCGGGGACAAAAGTTGCCACCGACAACGCAGAGCAGAAAATATATGCCATCACATTAGTCGGGGTCCCGACCATGCCATAACACAACCACAGGACAGAGAAGAACGCTGTCCACAACAGTATAACTTTCGCACATTTACCTAACATTTCAACCTCCTAGGTTGTTTATTGTTTTTTTATATTACATCAAGGGTGTGACAAGGTAGCCGAGGGGAACCGCTACCCTGCCACACCACATTACATCACTTAGGCAACTAAGTCAAGTCCCTTGACCGTACTAAGTACCCAAGCGACAGGGTCACGAACCAAGTCACCATGACCGTCCTGCAATTTCTCAACCGCCACATCGTAGCCAGCCTTGCGTTGCATCTCGCTAGGTGTACCATAACCGTGACGATATTCAGGGAACATCTCACTCGGCATCTGCTCAATCGCACCGAACGCTAAACGGCGCAACATTGACGGATGACAAACCGCATACATCATGTTGTTTATATCCAACATCTCCGATGAATCATGCAATTTCACAACCGTAGAATACTTCGTGTTGCCACTAGAGACAGGCATCTCTACCGCCAACTCTACACCGACACCCAACTTGTGGATTACATCCAACAGGGCAACAACCGCAACGCCTCGGCGAACGATATCGTCCGCCGAAATACTGCACGACATTGCTCCGTTGATTATGACTCGGACAACCCGACCCATACGAGCCTGTGGCTCCGTCACATAATCCACCATGCACTCAGGGTCACCACTCATGTAGCGTCCCATGTCCACGCTGTCCCCACTATGTGCATAGTAAGTCGTAAACGGCTCATCCATTGCACTAGCAATGTCGGTTTCAAGTTGTGCAAACAACTTGTCTACATCAGGACGCTTTTCATCCCAACCGTGTATTGCTAGTTCGCATGCTTCCGCTAGTGAGCCTGTACCTGCCCAATCAGCGTCACGCTTCGCATCCGATGAACCCTTTGTGGGATTGGATTCCGCATGGCGAACATAATCGCCAAGTGAATCAAAGTGGTCTACGACCAAACGGCATGTGCCGTGTTTTGTATCTTCACGCTTGCTATACATAATCAACCTCCAGTTGATGTTCGTTTATGAAATGGACCGTACAAGTGTGGCTCAAAGAGCCACACCTGTAAGAATCTTGTCGGCTTGCTCAGGCTTCGCACCCTTGAGTACGGTCATGTCAATTGCCTCACGGAAAGTGAAACCAGCATCTAAAAGATGCGCACCATTTTCCGATGCCCTAGGGGACACAATCACTTGCAGACCAAAGTCTGCAACATTTTTGCGACACTGACGAACAATCATCGTCCACTTCGTGGCTTTACGAATGTCCAACCCTGTAGAGGCAACCATTGCATCCTCAATATTCTCATCAATGAGAATATCCATAAACACGAAACGGTCTTTCGTAGCACCGTCAATCGGATTCCGTCCGACATATTGTGCCGTAGCACCATTGCCGTAGGTATTACCTGCCGCAATAGCGATGAATCCGTCATGCCTTTTCACCATGCCGTCAGGGAACGCCATAAACCCATTCGCCAGTGCCGCATTTAGCGTACCCAAAATGTTCGGATTAGCGTTGTCAATCTCATCCATAAGGAAAATACCGCCATTTTGGAAACGCTCACGGAACTCCGTTCCGATATAAACGCCATTCGCAGTCTTGAATCCGACAAGGTCGGACTTAGATGACTGTGAATTGAACGACTGTGCCGAAAAGTCAAGCCCTAAGGCTTGTGACGCTTTCTCGGCAATGGTCGTCTTGCCAGTGCCAGCACTGCCCACCATGAAGATGTTCCGCTTCTTCTGCAGGATTTTCAACACACTTGGAAACTGTGCATGTTGAACCCCGTCCAGTTTGCGAACCTCGCCATGTGGCAGATGAATTTCCGTAACGACAGGACGAACCAAACGGACAGCCTCGGACAAGTTCACCAAATCCGCTTTCACAGAATCAAGATTCTGTGTCATAACTGACTCGGCAATCGCTGTGACAGCATCGCTGTCAATGCCTAAAGGCATTGTGGCGAGCAAATTCTGCACCATTGTGGCGATGACAGCATCCAATGACGAACCGCTAGGTGCAGTAGCCTTAATTGAAGTGGCTACCGTAGGTACGGTTGGGATTGGTGCTGGTGTTGGTGGCACCTCACGCTTAGGCTGTGGCTGTGGTGCCTCATCCTTGTTGAACCCTGCACCGATATAAACGATGCGCTTAATTTCGTTCAACGACTTGTGCATTGGGGTTCCACCCCAAGTCACTTGCAGGAATGAACCCAATTTCATGAGTTGATTCTTGTCCATGCTTGTCAGGTTCAACGAACCCTCAAAACCGTTGGAATATTTGACCCTCGCTGTGTGGGTCGTCCTATCATAAGACAGGACCGTAGGTGCTGGCTGTGCTGGCATGTTTACCTCCATGCAATTGAATGGCTGTTCGTTCACGAACACCTAATGTCGGGACATCGTCCCAACCACCATAATCCCCTAGCGGAATTGCTAGGACATCGTAGACGGTAGCAGAATTGCACTGCCCAAGTCAAATTGACTTGCTATTCCGTCCGAACCCTAAAGGGTTAAATTTCGTGAATGTCACCATTCAATTCATAGCGAGGATATCCACCATTTCTACGGAACCGCCAACGACTAGGCATGATTTTATTCATGCCGTTTTGGTCCGAAACACTGCCCCAACCAGTTGAAACGGGGCTAAAGCCCCACTCAAAACCTGTGAGGCTATCAAATTCTCCCATGACAGTGCCACGATGCGAAACAACACGGGTCATGTAACCGTCACGAAAACAATCATAATACGACCAATTGCCAACCCTACGGGTTTTACCGTCCTTGAATGACTTGCCCTTTACCTCAGGATTTATGTCTGCTAATTTCATATTGACCTCCAGTCAATCGTTTATAAATAACCCCAACGGGGTTAGCGGAAAGGCAAGGAATTGAACCTCGCTACAACCACAAGCACTCTAGAGCATAATGCTCGTCCATGCTTGCCGTTGGCACACTGCCTGTGTGCTTACCGTGACCCTGTGAACATGAACATTCAATCACAAGGACATTGCATGACAACTAGCCGTAATTCCGATTATGCCCAATTTCGTATCATACACAGCACCCAACCCCTAGCGATGCCACCTCAAATACGACCATCAAACATAATCTACAGATTATCCGACAAGTCATCCATGTTGAACAATGTAAACATTGTCCGTGCCATTTTACGCCGATATACGATTATTACTCGTACTCACTAGGCTACCCTATGGCACCAACTACCTCGCAACCCTACCGACAAACGCCGATAGGAACCTGTAGTGTGGCGGAACGATTCGTGACGCTCATTCCTGTCGTACCGCTTACCGCCAATTTCCCTACGAATCTAGGGGACGATATGCCGTTGCCGACCCCAACATAGTGACACACCGAAAAACAAATTGCAACAACCAATTGACACGCCGAATTTTCACCCGTGTTCCCTACGCATAATGCCTATGCAAGAATCACACGCCAATTCCGCATGTTGGCAAAATGGCATATACCCAACGGTAACATGACCTCGGTCAGCCCCTCGGATGATGCACGGATGACACGCATTATGTGAGGGTGGCACCATAAAAATAGAGTCTACAATTAGTTGATTATGGATTGCATAATCAACCGCATAATCCGTGTTGCCGACTCGCCTAGCGGCAGGTGCATGCGCATGGGGGAGCATGGGGGGGTACACCCCTACACATATTTATTTATATAAGTACCTAGAGCCAATGCGTATAGTTTTGATACGAGGGGGGTACTATAAAAAAAAATATGATGTGTTATTTTTTTGTGACTTGTTTCCGTGCTGTCCGTGCTGCTTTAGTGTTTGGTACGAACTGTTTACCTTGTGCAGTGCCTTTGCGTTTCGCTGCACTGGTGGCAGCGTACTGTGAGGATGAAAGTTTTTCTATTGCTTTCTTTGGTAAATAGCGTTCTCCTGTTGCTTTGGGTCCTACAGTGGATGGTTTGCCTGATTTGGTTGTCCATTTTTCTTTAGTCCATTTAGATAATGATTGTTGTTTACCAGTTTTGGGTCCTGTGTAGCCTCCGCCAGCCTTTTTGTAGCGTTGTGCTACGAGTTGGGCTTTGCGTGCGGACCATTGTCCTGCTTTGCCGCCTGATGTCCCTGCTTTTACTGACGATAGGATACGGGCTCGTAATGCTGGGTTGGTGTAGTTGCTTGCTGCCATTAGCAGTCCCATTTGCGCAAAGCGAGTGCTTTGCGTGTTGGTCGTCCTTTAGCATCTTTTAGTGGTCCTTTGGACCCACCCATTCTGGCACAGAATGATTTGCGTCTGGCAGCCGATTTGGGGGATTTGGCTGCTTGTTTTGCGGAGACAGGTGGCTTCAGGGTGCCACCTGTTTGAGCCTTGTATGATGCTCGTCCTTTGGCGTTTAACCCACCTTTAGGGTTTTTGCCTTCTTTTCTTGTCCACGCTGCAGTTTTGGGCATTATAAACCTTTAAATGTTTTTCTTAATTTTCCGCTAGGTGGTGTCAGGCTACCGATTATTGTATCGTTTTTGGGTTTACGGTAAATGGTTCGTACACCTTTTGACCGTCTTGTTCGTGTAGCGTCTTTGTTTGGTATTTGCCGTTTGCGTGGCATCGCATTATCGTAATAGGATTGCGGTAATTCTATGGGCGGTTTTTTACTTGCCATGTGATGCGCCAGCCATCATCTTCCCATTAGGCATACGGTGCATCTTTTTTGGTCCCTTGGATTGGGATGACTTTTTATACATTGCCCACATTTGTGCTACAAGTTTGTTGGATGCTTGGTTCCATACTGGACTAGGAAAATAGTCTGATATATCAGATTCAGATAATACATCCGCTAAAGCGGATTGTGCTTCTTTTAATGTGTTATGTTCTGCTACTTTAAATCCTGTTATTTCTTTTTTAATGTAATCAGTTGCACCCATTTGGCGTTCTGCTTTTTCATCTGATGGAGGTCCACCAATGCTGGATGGTTTTTTAGATTCTTTTGCTGCTTTTGCCTCTTTATAGGCTGCTTGTCCTGCAGGTGTGTAAGCAAAATGTTTGTTTCCTAATTTTGGCATTGTATGTTCCTTTTGTCCACGCTAAAACTGAATTGACATAAAACCAACGGATGTTGGTTTTATACTTAACCACACAGAAACATGTAGTGCAGGTCGTGTAACTCCCTGCACCTATTACACGAGTCCCCCCCCGTAGGTCCCCCCATTAATGTTCCCTCCGTTCCCTATCATAGAAACAGATAGCACACGGGGAACCTATCACATAATGGCATGGACAACATTCTAGATGAACGACAAGAAAAGTTTTTAAACTGGCTACTAGTACCCCAATCACATCGGGTCCCATCATCCCAAGAAAAATATGCTATCCAAGAGGGCGTGGACGAAACCACATTACGCAGGTGGAAAAAGAAACCGATGTTCAAAATGGAATGGGAACGCCGAGTAACCGACCTACAACAATCACCAGAACGAACCCAAAAAATTTTGGATTCGTTATACGCCCGTGCGCTAGAAGGAGATAACAACTCCGCCAAACTATATTTGCAAGCAACCAACCGTCTAGCCCCAACACAGTTACATGTTGAACACTCCCAAAAACCATCAGAGATATCTGACGCAGAACTAGATGCCCTCATAGCGTCAGTCGCTCATTCCGAGGTTGAGTCCCGTAAGGAACAGAAACTGTTATAAATGAGTCGGTTAATTGAATGTCCGACTTGTGGTTGCGAGTATCCTCCTGAGGCTACTCGTTGGCTTTGCCCACAATGCGGATATAAGGATTCTTGTTGCGAGGGTGAGCCAAGAAAGATGAGGGATTATGACAACAACTAACGATGCAATGTTTGAATCGTTGGCTGGGTCTTATCCATCTGCAGGTCAAACTTTGGGTGATTTGTTGTATGCGTTTTGGTCCGAGAAAGGTTTGCAGTATCGTGGGACCTTGGCATACCAGTGGCTCAAAGATGAGGGTGCCGTAGGCGAAACTTTAGGCGATTTGTACAATAGTTACTTTTCTACTACTTATGACATAACAATTTTTGATTATTTAAACCCTGATGAGTGGCTAGAATTACAGATATTTGAGCGTGTTGATACGGTTGAGCAAGAAATTTTTATTAGTTAGGGAACGGAAGGTTATATAGATATGGCAACATTTACTAAATTAGCGTTACAACCAGCAGGCACCACAGGTGACGGTCTGGGTATTACTGTTGTTGCTACGGCAACAGCAGGAACAGCAATTCACACTGCTTCATCTACGGCTACTACGATTGATGAGGTGTGGTTGTATGCTGCGAACATTCATACTTCGGCAGTTACTTTGACAATTGAGTTCGGTGGTGTATCGGTAACTAAGGACATTATCCAGCAATCTATTAATGCTAGTCCTAGTGGGCTGGTGCTTGTTTGTGCTGGTTTGGTTGTTCAGGGTAATGCTACTGCGAAAGTTGTTCGTGCTTTTGCTGATACGGCTTCTAAGATAGAAATTTTTGGTTTCGTAAATAGAATTGCGGTTTAAGTATGTCTGAGCGTCTTACTAGTAGTTTAACTCAGAATGGTAAACGACCTGTTGTATTGTCTAATCGTAATGTGATTATTAATGGTGCTATGCAGGTTGCACAACGAGGAACATCAACAGCGAGCATTACGGCTGGTGGTTTTAACACGGCTGACAGGTTCAACACGGTTTTGTCTAGTTTGGGAACTTGGACTCAGAGTGTTGAAAATGACGCACCGACAGGTTCGGGTTTTCGCAAGTCGTTAAAAATGCTTTGCACTACGGCTGATGCTTCACCTGCGGCTGGAGATTTGATTGCTATACAGCAAACGATTGAAGGTCAAAACCTTCAACAATTTGCTAAGGCAACTGCATCTGCGAAACAGTTTACTCTTTCGTTTTGGGTTAAATCTAATGTGACTGGAACATATATTGCAGAATTGAACGATACTGATAACACCCGTTCGGTGTCGGCTTCGTACACTGTCTCTGTTTCTGGTACTTGGGAAAAGAAAACAATCACTTTTCCTGCCGATGCTACTGGTGCTTTTGATAATGACAACAATGGTTCGTTATCGTTGAACTATTGGCTTGGTGCTGGAACAAGTTGGACTTCTGGAACCCTTGCCACAACTTGGGCTACAGCAACATCTGCTAATCGTGCTGTAGGTGTAACGAACCTTGCTGCTGCAACAAGCAACTATTGGCAGGTTACTGGTATTCAACTTGAGGTTGGTTCTGTTGTTACACCATTTGAGTTTGAAGATTTTGGCGTGACTTTGGCTAAATGCCAACGGTATTATCAATTAGCCGCTAAAGCCATAGATGCTTCTGATGTTGTTTTTGGAGTCGGTAATTACACATCTGCAACTCGTTTTGACTTTTGTTGTATTTTTTCAAATCCTATGCGTGGAACACCATCATTAATAGCAACTTCCGCCACAAACGCATATTATCTGGCGGGTAATGGCAACGATAATATAAATAGTTGGACTCTTTACGCTGTTCCAAACGCAAACACTGAAACCACAAGAATGACAATTGTAAACACCACCGAGGCTGCTGGTACTTCTGGCTATGCTGCCTTAGTTCATGCAAACGGTTCTATATTAGCCTTCGTTACTTTTTCATCGGAGTTGTAATGCGCAATTATATTAAACTTACACAACCAAATGGTTTTCTATCTATTTGGTATGAGGAAAACAATGTTCGTGTTTCGTTTGTAGAGGACTTAGGTAACTCTGACTACCAACGATATTTGGCATGGGTTGCTGAAGGTAACACGGCTACCGAATACTCACCTGAGTAAACCAATGTGCGTAATACTCGTTGGCTGATATTTGCGCCTGTAGCAATCTTGGCGTTGTTTGCGCCGCAAGCCAACGCTGAACCAATCCTAGGATTACAGACTACTTATTACGCAATAGATACCGTGCCTCCTACACGGTCAGATGACATCTATACCGTTTGTGGTAGTGAAGTGGAAAACAACATTAACCGTTCGTATGACGGTGAACCGTTTGACGATTGCACTGTTGATTTGTTTATGGTGCATATGACAGGGTTTATTACAATCCCTGAACATGACACCATAGAGTTTTGGTTGGCATCGGATGACGGTGGCATAATCAACATTGATGGCAACGAGTGGGGTGATTGGTCTGACCAAGGTTGCACTTGGATGGAATCAGGTCCCCTAGATATTAGTGCAGAGACACATTCACTGGATTTGTGGATGTACGAAGATGGCGGATATACCTGTGTTATGTTGGCTTGGAATATCAACAATCAGGGATGGTCAATGGTTCCCGATGAAGCGTTCACCACTACTGATAGCCCAACAACTACTACGACTTCACCCACCACAACTACGGTTCAGGAAACAACAACAACATGGGCATCTACCACAACATCCACGACTACCACGACATCAACGACAACCACTACTACTATTGCACCCTATGGGACTGTGACTGTGACAAACCCCTCAACTACTACGACACTTCAAACAACTACGACTTTAAATCCTCCCACAACACAAGTATCAACGACAACAACACCAACGACACAACCCCCAACAACAACGACCACCCTGCTACCAGTACCCAATGGAACATCAACAACCTCCTCAACTAGTTCTACTACGATACCCGAAACAGTTTCCACACTCCAACCAGAGCCGACAATGCCAGAGCCGCCAGTAACGGTTCTTCCACCACAAATAGTTGAACCAGCCCCGCCAGAGACAGTGCTTCTTCCACCAGAAATTGAAACGAACCCATTTCCTCAGCCTAGTCCTGATGTTGTGCCAGACTTAGTTGTGGACACAATCCCTTTGCCACCTGACACAATTGTTTTGCCACCAGAGATTGAAAGTTTTCCGCCAGATACTTTAGAACTGCCTCCTGAAACATACGCTACTGTTGAGCCACCGCAAACGCTACCGTTTGTCGGGCTATTGCCTGAACCACCTGACACAATTGTATTGCCACCAGACACAATGCCAGAGCCTCCTGACACCTTGCCAGTTGAGTTGATTGCCGAACTGCCACCTGAACTTGTCCAAGCCTTAGAGGATGCCACTCAGGATGTGTCTTTAACGGAAGAACAGTTTGATATGGTTGTTGAATCTATTGCCAACATAGAACCAGCAGAGGCGGTAGCGTTGATTGAACAAATCCTAGATACGGCAGTTACACCTGAGCAGGCAACAGAGTTGGCATCAAACCCCGATGTTCTTGCTGTTGTTACCGCAGAACAGGCAGAAGAAATCTTTGCGACTATTGATGTAACCGAATTGGATAACACACAGTTGGATGCTTTGGTTGAAGCAGTCCAATCCGCCCCCATTAGCGTGCGTAAGGCGTTTGAAAAGACCATAAACATCTTTGATGACGGTTTGGGTGATTATGTCCCTACTGGTTCTAATGTCCCCGTACACAGCCGTAGGACGCTTATAGCGGTGGCTGCTGGGGCTGCCACCGTTGCTGCAGGTCAACGAAGGAACAAATCAACTAGTGTATGAAGAAGATTATATCTGAAATCCATGCTTTGACTTGGACATTGGCTGGAACTGGTATGGTTCTGATTACTTTGTCTGGTTCAACTAGGAGTTTGGGTATACAGATAACATTGGTAGCCATCATGGTTCACATGCTTGGCGTACTCCTAGGAGATAAAAATGAATAATCGTAATCAGTCAGTTGACCAAACCGCTAAAGGCGGTGTTTTGGGTATTGTGGTCTATTTGTGTGTGAAATATAATGTTGATGCCGCTTTGACTGCTATGGCTATGCCGTTAGTGGCTGCAGGACTGTCATGGGCATCTACCAAGATTGGTGACCCGACTGTTGCATCGTTTATTGGCTCTAAGACTTCTCAGGGGAAGCCGTTGACTGTGAAGAAGGCTGCTAAGAAGAAGGCTGCCAAATAATGGTTAAGAGGAAGTCACCTATAGATTTTGGTAATATTTGGAATGGTGACAACGAATCCAAGCGTAAGGCTAATGCCGTCCTAGAGAAGATGGGTATGCCTTCTGATTATAAATTGCAGTATATTGCTGAAAAAGATATGCAAGGTCAAGCCGCCAAATATCTTAAAGGTAAAAAGAAAAAG